TAACCGCTGATACCTACTCGGCGGTAGTTGACAGTAGTAATGCAGAAAGTTCAGTAGGTGCGGCATGGTGGATAACAAATGAGTTTGACGACTATGGTTCAGTTAATGATGCAAGAAGCCAAACAGTTCTCGGTGCTATCACATCCTCCCGCGAGGGTAGTGGGACAGGTGATACTAACGGACAGGTTTCAACCTACGCTTGGCTTATGGGTCGTGATGGACGAATGGAATACAGACCTTCTTATACAAGCGGATTCGCTTTCAATCGTAATAATTTAGTCATATCTAATATGGATGGACAGACCACAAATCAAATTACAAATGTGCGCGTGTTATATTCCGGCGGTTCAGCATTTGTGGACTACCCAGCACCCGCACTCAATACTCGTTCCCGTTGGAAACTACTACAACACCCCAACATATCAAGCCAAGAAGAAGCAACGGCAGTAGCCAAGTTAGAATATAATAAGGAGAAAGAATCCCCATTGTCAATTAGTGCAAGTATTCAACGCCTTGATGATTACGAAACATTCAATCATTCAAAAGACTTATTATTTGACGGTGGCGTTTATGGGTATATTGCAGACCCTAAGCGTTTATCATTTGGCGCAGGGGACGATAAAGCCTATTGGTGCAACCAACGAGGCGGTTCTTTATTCCCCGGATTAACTAATGCTCTTGACGGTAGGGCTGGCGGCGCAAATGCGTCCGGCACATCCCTTCTAAAGACCTATGACGAATGGTATTATTGGTATGGTGCAAATAGCGTTAGTCATGCGGTTCAAATTGTATCTATGCCTCGCAAGATGCCTAAGAGTTCCGAAACTGCGGCATCAAGCGGTTATATTACCGACCAATTGAGAATTGCTATTTCAATAGACCATAATATGTCGCCAACAACCAGCGTTGACAATGCCCGTTTCAAAATCATTTTGATGGACTGTGAGTTCAAGACTGATGATGCTACGGCATCACATACCCCTTCTTTCAAAGGGCTTGTTAAGAGTAATGCAAGTATTATTGTTCAAGGAAACGGTTTCTATGAAATCGGCATACCAAGCACCTATGGCGCAACAAGTCTTGGTGGGGATGAGAAGATAGTCATAAGTGTCAATTATGATTACTTACAAGCCCTCCTAAGAAACAGATGCGGTAGCACCAGCGCAGATTATTTCTTCCGCAACGGTCATGCCGTTCCTTCAAGTTTTGGTGTTGACTCACCTTCAACTACCGATTACAATTGGGATAGCATCTTCCCTCTCGGAATACGGGAGTATGGCGAGGCAGGGCCGATTGCCGGTAGTATGGCTAATAGTGATGTTGTTTCATATTCCGGTGGTGGCCCAACTTTGACCCTAACTGATACTTCGGACTTTGGGCCGAAGGGAACTGCTATGGTTCACGATTCGGGTTCATCCGAAGTTATTGAGTGGACGGCAAATGTAGCAAATGTATTAACACTTACTGCGGCTATGACAAACGCGCCCGGTGGTGGAGAAGAAGTAACAAGTCTTGGTGGGGATAGTGATGCTTCTATTAAGACAAATCGTTCACTTTGGTATGCACCTCGCATACATGTGGTTGACGATGTTAATTTTGTCCCTGCGACAACAGTTGAATATACAGATTCATACTTAGGCTTATCTGCCGAACCTATGGTTATCAAGTCTGTTAACTACACAGTTAACAACACAAGCGCCGAAAAACTATCATTTGAGATGGAGAGGGATATGTCCCGTGCCGCTACCGGATTTACTGAGTGGTTTAGACCCATTTCTAAGGGCCGTATGGCGGCGGGAGTGAATACCCCTGCTGGTGGGCTACCCAACTCCTTTACAGGCGCAGGGGGGGCTTGGAATCCTAACTACGGAACTGTTGTAAAAGAAGGTGGTGGGAATATGCTTGGGAATGGGAATGCTCAAGGAGGGATTTTTAGTGGTATTGGGCAAGATATTGCGTCCGGCACAAACATGAGCCAGCAATTTAGCCCACTACAACACCCAAGTCCAGCAGGCGCAGACACACCATCCCCCACATCAAACCAAAGTGGGGCTATTGGTGTTGGTTCTCTAACGAAAGGATTTGCAGGTAAAATTAAAGGTGCGATGGATTTAACCGCAGACGGCGTTCTTGGTGGGGACTTCTCAATCCTCGGACAGAACAAAGCAGGTTCTCCCCCATCCGGCAATTCGGCAGTAGTGTCGCAAAGCCCGAAGGTTAGTGTAAGTTCCGGTAATGCGTTTGTAGGGGATGAGAAAATAGTATTCCCCGGAACGATAGGCGAAGCCACCGATTACCCATACCATGAAGTCATTTTTACTGCATATATGCCCGAAGGAGTTAAGAGTAATCTTGTGTCAATCACGGCGAGCGTTTCTATGACGACACTATCACAATCAGCGGTTTTGACAACCAATGTTACAACGGGTGCATTTGATAGCGATAATGAACAAACCAGCACTATTAGCGGCGACCCAACAAAGCAACGCATTACTCTTTATTCCGGCGTTGTAGGCGGCGCTGATGTAGCAGGTGGTGAAGTAAGTGTTACTATCGCTCGCTCTCCCGATAACGGCTCGGATGATGCTAAGTATTCAGCGGTCATTTTAGATAATGTGCAAGTTACCGTCAAGCAAAACTCCGTTACCGGCACTACTTCTGCTAATCAAATGACCTACTCGTTGTAAATATCGCGAAGGGATAGAATCAATTTGGCTTTAGCCCGACCGATACCGTTAATTTTCATTAGTGCGGCTTGTGTCCGTCTTGCCCGAAGCAAATTAGGAATACTACCGAACTCTCTCATTAAATCCTTAGCCATACGCCGCGTAATCCCCGGCAGGGATGCTAACACGGTGATGCGAGCATCAATGTTATAACTTCTGCTGGGCAGACGGTCTAATGCTTTGTCAACCGTAGTTATTCCCTTGATACGAAGTTGCGTGTGCATATTAACGATGTAGTCAACAAAGTCCTCCATAGTGCTAACCTGCATGAATCTAATTTTGGGGAATCGTAAATGAAAATCTTTTTTGAACGCTTTGATAACTCGGTTCATTTTATTTATTTCTTCTGTTTTATTATATCCCCTACGCCCAAACTTTATATAGGGCTTTAACTGAGTCCCATAAACCAGCAGAACAGGATTCTCAAAAGAGTTTTGTAGGTCTTGTAATTGACCTACGATGGTGCGACTTCGCCCATGCCCCAAGATACTGTGGTATAAATCGTTTATTTCTTTTGCCTCAATTCCCCACTCACCAATAATATAATCAGCGGAAGGCAAACGCTTGACCTCCATAAGCCCCTTCTTGCTGGTTTTGCGGTCGCCAAGTCTTGCTATCAATTTATGGATGACTACATCGTTCTCTCGGTCATCAACATACACTACCATGATACCTACACCATCAAGCACTTATTAAAGGGGTGCGGTAATACTATATGATAATAAAAGAATGTAATAGTATGAAAAGTGTGCCGAGCAAATTACTCGCCGCGCTCATTACTGCGTTATTGGTAAGTGCTACCGCAGGATTCTTTCTCCCGCCCATATGGTCTTTTGATAAAATACCTACCGAGTGTGGGGCGCGAACAGGTATCGTGAGTAATAAAAGTGAGAGTAAAGCAGGATTTTATACTGAATATAATTTACTTCTTGATAGTAGCAATATATCAGTTAGCCCTGCTACTTACCTTGTAGCAGAAGAAGGTCGGCCACTAACAATTTATGTTTGTTCTTAGGGCCACTTAGTAGGCTTTAGTAATTTAATCAAATCCTCCAAGTTCCTCATGTCGGCATCGTCGGCCAAACAGATATTGTCGCATATAGTCTTGCGGAACTTGCCTTTCTTTTTCACATCGTTTGCGTAATTCCACCCTTTCAGTATTACTTCCCCGTCAACATCATTTGCGGCAGTAGTAGTCCATATGACAATCGCCCGTTGGGCGCAATACTTATTCAGTTGTTTAGGGGGGATGCAACGCTTGAACCTTGCCCATTGACTGTTTCTCAAACCTTTTATTTCAATTGACCGATTTCTAATTCTAATATCCCCTTTTAGTTTTTTATTTTTGAAGTGAATAAAATTACAATCCATAGGGATGCCGATAAGGCGTTCTTCAAACCATGTCTTAACACCTACTTCGGATTTAACACCCACAAGGTTGCTCGCAACTCTATTGTGGTTATATGCACCCGAACCTTTACTGTCGCCGTAATAATTCACTATTGTTTCAGCATGTAATCTGCACCACTCTAATTCGGACACAGATAACATTATCCTAACTTCTTTCATATTATCACCACCCAACATTAGTAGTTCCGTCATATCGCCAACATTTTCCAGCACACATATTTTTACTAATATACCATTTGCAGGTTGGGGTGTTCTCATACTTCACATTTGTTCTTATGCCCTGTCGGGTCAAATGTGGTTTGAAATCGCGCCAACCAAGCCCACTTATGAACTCATAAATTGATTCTTCAATTGCTTTTTTTTCTTCGCGCCCTATTGTGTCGGGGTGTGCAAAATCACGAAGTTGGTCGGCCATGTGTTGAACCAACGCCACTCTTACATGGTGGCTTGGGTTATCAACGGCTATCGCTCTCTCTAAACAGGGAGTAAGCGGGACTTCTCCGGCATTACTTACTTCCCCTATGAATACTTGTGGCGCTTGGACTTCTTCAACATACGGGTTGGTTTCGCTCCAACCTGCAAAATCAAATCCACCAACAACCTTAGTAATGTATGGGTCGTATTCTTCCATCCCTTCATACGGCTTCTTGGGGATATTATAGGAATGGGGGTCAAGTAGGAATGAATTGGTAGGGATGGGGACGGCCCAGCGTCCACGACGAGCATTAAATGTTCCGGGGATTCTTGTTAACTTTTCAGCATTTGCTACACCGTCCAGCGTCTTTAACCCCCTCGCCATAGACTTCTCGTAGGATTGCAGTTTATTGACCCAATGCTTGCCTTTTACGGGCTTGTCAAAGAGTTGGTGGATATGAAAACCACGACCCGTAGCCACGAGGCGCACATCACCATCCAACCGACTAAGTAAAACCGCCACATCACTCTTAACTTCTTCAATTGTTCCGAGTTCTCCGCTATCAAAGTCCCACCACGCACGGTCTATAACGACACTTGTGTAATCAATCTTACCCATAGAGTCAACGCGTTCATAAGAATAGACGGAAGTGTAGCATGATGAGCGAGAGCCAAGCACTCGCAAATATGAATCCCACTCTCCTTGTGTATAACACAAGGCTCGCCTTAGCCCTATTTCACGGGGGAAGTTAAGGGGCATCCTCGTCAGCCCCGACAACTGTTATAACATGACCGCAGGCCCGACAAATGAGCAATTCACTCATTTCAGTAGGCCCACCTACTTGTCCTGTTACTAAAGCCGCTAATTCGCTTCTGTATTCTGTTCCATCGCATTCCGCACATTGTATTTCATTCGTCATTATATCCACCATATTCATCTTGTTTCCAGCCAGCATCCATCAATTCCGTTTCGCAACTCATAGCATAGTCGCACCATTGGGTGCAAAAATACTCATTCCACTTCATCGGCCATTCCAGCAACTTTAGGTTATCCACGACTGTATATAATGATTTCGTAAAAGCCGTAGCAGTTCGCTTCATAAAAGGTTCAATATATGCAACGCCTTGAGAGTCGCCCACCCATACCTCATAATTAGGCACAACAGGGTTGCTACCGGCTTCTTTCGCATTACTCTTGGCCTCTCGCTCTAACAAATCCAAAAGGATTTCTTCATTAGTGCATTCGGGATAGAAATACATAAAGTGGCTGGTTTTACCGTAGCCGATTAGTTCAAGTAAGTGGGCGTAGTAGGCCAATTCCTTACGGGTCTTAGTCTGTTTAATTTTGCCCAATTTACCGGTTTTCAATTCAACTATAACTAAATCGCCCGTTACAGGATGGCGGAGTAATCCGTCAATCATCCCCACAAGGATAACTCCTAAGTCGGGGTCAAGAACCTCATGCTTTACTTCAAACTCAATGGGGACATAGTGTTCTTCTCCCCAAGACTCTAAACGCATGGCTTCTAAATCGGCGAGAATATCAACCGCTTCATGCTCATACGGCACATGTTCTTTATCATCGGGGTCATTATCAAACAAGGGTCTTAAGTCCCCCTTCAATAACTTCTTATCATCCATAAGATTACCATATAGGTTCTCAAGGGATTTGTGAACGGCAGTTCCATGTATCATAAATGATGTAGCAGGAAGGCGTATGCCCTCCATTTCAACATATGTCCACCAAAACTTGCGGGGACATGATAGATAATTCATGAATGACGACTTAGATAATCTAATCGGCCATCCATTCTCTTTCGCCTTAACAGGGTTATAATGCCCGTGTTTAGCGTGGTAATCATCATCATTCTTCTTCATCACTAACTGCCTCCGCTTTCTTAGTCCAAGCGGAAACGGGGGAAGAAGTGGTGCGAGGCATAGCCTTCATAACATGGTCGTATGTTGATTCATCAACACCAGCACCAACGCAACAATAACGACCAAGCCCAAGAGCCATAGCCGGATTGCGATACTGAGGTGTGTTTTGAACTGCCCAATGAATTACTGCATTTGGGTGCTTTGCGATTGCCGCTTCAAGCACCGCAATATCCTTTGTCATAACAACTACACGACTCATATTACCACTACCTACTCCGTCATACTTAAACATTTATTCTTCTTCATCCGGTGGAGAACCATCGGCATTCAAATGACATACAGGGCATAGTGTCGGTTCGGGAATCAAGCCACCAATGTCGGGCCAAGCGAACTCGCCTTCACACCCTTCTTGTTGACATTCCTTCTCCTTGATATAACCCAAGTGTTCTATCATAGCCATAACAAGAGCATTCATACGCTCAAAATCGCTGATAACTGCATGGGCCATATGGTCTATGCGCGTATTAGTCATTTCAATTAACTTCTCATGCGATAAAAACACATCTGTTAATTGTTGTGCGGTCATTTTCTTGCTTTTCCTACTCACTTCCGAACCACCTGTTCTGCTCATATTATACCCTTAGCGTCGCCTACATATATACTTATTGGTTATTCAATAAAACCAAATAAAGCACTACGAGTAAAAAATAATAAGTCCTCTCGCATTAAAATACGAAACGGCATATTCACAATATCAAACATAAGGGGGACGATTAGTAAAGCACTTAGTATCGGTAATGACATTAAAAGTGTAAAAGTATAGTATATTCTGTCAGCAGTTGTCGGTATCATCTTCTCACCTCGTTTATTAAAAATTGCAGTATATCGGCTACCGCAACAAGTTGTCGGTTTATTTCATCTAATTGTTCTTGTATTGTTTTCATATCCATTCCACCTCCGCCACACCCCGTAGGGCATTGTATAACGGTTGACTATCCCATCCGACGATTTCATATAGGTCATTGGCCTTGTTGACAATAAACTTTTCAACCATCATTTGATAACCGATTGTCGCTTTCTGTTTAACATCCGGTAAGTAGGTCATATCGGGGAAGCCGATATATCTGCCGCGATTGTCAAGGGCCACGATGAAATCATCACCCGCACTTAATTCGCAACCTAAATTATGAAAGGCCCATTCTGCACCAGCGGCAGGGCCGGATAAGACCTTATAATCCCATAGATTTCGCTTTAGCGTAGTCTTGATGAAAAGAGAAGAACTATCCTCCCCTTTCACATACTTGGTAATCAAGGTAGTTAAATCGTCATTGATAGACCCTTCTCCTTCGCCATCAAGAATACCCTTCAATACACGCATGGTAGCCTGCTTCATAGCACGAGGCATACGAGCCTGTATTAACTCCATCCCCTTGATATAATAATCCGGTTCGTCATTATAACTTCCCTCCCAAACGACCCTCCCAGCATATCGGTTTTTAGCCTTGAGCATAAGCGATGAAGCGAACTTTTCAAACTCCACCACGATTGGCGACATTTCAATGTTCAAATTATCAGTTAGTTCAATTGCCTCATCAACTGTGGGGACTTGCACGAAGCATGAGTCGGTATGTTGGTAGCATACAGGATAACCCTTACTTTCGCATAATTTACTAAGTTTGCTTAGCGTCTTACGACTTGTGTATGTGATAGCCGCCGCTATGCTTGGGTTGTAAAGACCGTAGCGAGAATCACCAGCAACTCCATACAGGGAGGCAATCATGGATTTGGTAGCAAATTGCATACCATCCCACATACGCCTCTCTTTATCGGTTGTGGCCTTCTTCATTAAAGCCTTATACTTATCACGCTCAAGGGTCAAGTAATCCATAGTGCGCCCTAATAAACCCTCTTTATCCTGTCGGAACTTAGCACCATTACCACAGTCAGTCCCGTCGGGGTCAACAGTAGTCCAGCAGATATTATGAAGTTTAACATTACTATGATACATAGCGCGTATATCCATTATCGCCGTAGGCCCATACAGGCCGGGGGTTGGTTCTTGAATATATGCCGCTTCATAATCCACCTTCTCAAATTGTGCTTCGGTGGGGATGCGTAGGTTGAAGTCCTTATCTTGTAAAAACAAGCAGGTAGCCAAACCTGTTGTCTTAGGGACGGTTTCAAAATCACATTGTGTTAGGTGTTGCATAGAAATATAGAAATCCGTGCAGTTCACCAACTCATCTAAGGCAGGGAGTAAGGCTACATCCTGCCTATTGTATTCAATGTATGTCCCTATGTCGGAGTAGTAGGTGTTGTGTCCATCGGACAGGCGAGTTTTAGCCTCCCCTAAACAATGGTTTGCTACGGCATCTAATCCTTGCCCCGGCAATTGCCCATTCTTCAATACCCACAATTTCTTAAACGCTTCCATTAAATCAAGGCTTATACGGCCCGGAATTGGTTGCGTCCACTTCTTCTCAGTCCACTTGTATTTGCGAGTGTGGCGATTATAAGGGGATAGTGTTTCGGGTCTTAACCCGTTTCGTTCCATGCGTTGCGCCAATTGTTTAATATCAGCCGCTACTACGAACCACCCAGCGATAATGTCGGGGTCTTTTCTTCTCAAGTGTGCTACAAAATGCTTTAGCATTGACTTCTCATCGCTGAACGCCTTTATTGGCGTGTCAAAGGTGATAGTTGTTATACCATCGGGATGATTGAGGCAGGGCATTTCGTTGTAGTCCCCTGCTGGGTAATCAGCATGTGTGAACCAAGTATAGTCCTTGTTGGTATAGGAATCGCGCACAGTAATAATTGTTATTTCACCGGTGTCTGTTTTCCATTCCATATCTAAATACCATATTTTATGTTCATACTTTGGGTATGCGCCCTCTCCATTGAGAACACGCTCACCAAGAACTCGGTTCGTAAAGGGGATATTTCCCTCCCATGTGAGGTAATCCATCCTATCCTTCATAGCCCAATAATCCGAAGGGTTGGCGTATATGACTTTAGATAGAGGCTCGCCATAAACACCCTCATAACCCTTTTCAACATCAACAACACCGTGAAGTCTTGAAACATACTTGGCGTCTTTGTCTTGAACAAAGAAGTATGGATAATACTCACTTACTTTTTCTTCAATTCTTTCAAGTGTGGTAGGGTCGCGCCGTCTAATACGAACTGTTCTTCTCCCGCCTCTATTTACTATCATGCTTCTCACTCGTTAGCACGACGGCCTCGGCTTCTTCGGTCTATTCCAAACTTTTCTAACCAAAGGTATATTGTCATAGGTGATACTCCGCATTGTCGCCCAATGTCAGCCATAGAGCGTTGGTTTTTCAAATACTGCTTCGCTAACCATTCCATGTCT